TCCCAATTTTCATAAGTAAGGCGGTTTGGAACAAACCACCAGTGAAGGTCCATGAAGAGAGAGTCCATAAGTTGCTGTTTGAGCGAAAGCATTTGAACGACGCCGGTAACAGACAGGTCGAAAGTATCGCCGGGAAGGACCTCTAAGTCCGTAAGGATGTAGAGATATCCGGCGTCGAGAGTTGTGGTATTGCCGTGGGAAAGATCGAATTTTGAACGCTGGATGTCAGCTTGAGGGACACGCGAGAAAGCGTGAGAGGGATCATTCCCCGGCTGGATTTGACGTGGATTTTGATTAGACATTTTGTTCCTTTATAGAGAGATCGACAGCATGAACGCTGTCGTAGTTTGCTTGACAGGCGAGACAGAAGAACTCGCCTCTTTCAGCCTCCACAAGGAGGCAGAGAGCGCAGAGAGGCATTTAAGCCTCAGGAGTTTTGCAAGAGGTGAGAGTAAAGCAATGTTTTCGGTGAGGGACGATGATCCCAGTTGAGTGATCGAAGTCACCGAGAGAGAAGACGTCATAGTCTTGATGATTTTTGGAAAGATTTTGATCGGATTCGAGAGCGCCTTTAAGAGCGCGACGAGCAGTGTCGTCATTTTCGGCAAGCCAGAGAGGTAGATGTTTGCCGGCGACACGATCAAAGAGGTTGTAGATAATCACGTTAGATCCCGAGAACGAGAGTTTTGTTTTGCGAGGAGGACCGCATTGGACGCCTGTCCATTGCGATATTTTTCATAAGAGTCGAGTTGAGGTTTGTCGGCCATATGGCGACGACGACGAGATTTAATGTCCTCCACAAGTTCAGGGTGAGTTTTAGCAAACGCTTGAAGCAGCGTTGCAGGGACGGGGAGGGGATATCCCCCACCGTCCGAGGTAGAAATATAGATGCGATCTGACGAAATGTCGGAAGTATATTTTTGAACATATTGATAACCCAGAGACTGGGATTGAAGTTGAAAGGGCGGAAAGATGCCCTTGTAGTATTTTTCGGCGAGAGCGCCGTAGAGTTTTTTCGTGACGTACTGGCAAGTATACATAATTGAATTAGAGTTGAGTTCGTCCACATGGACGGAACCCTTTTGCCAGCGTTCTTCGAGTTGAGCCGCAGTGTACTGTTTGCCGAAGAACAGAGCGTGATAGTGAGGGCGAAAGGTCCTTTCGCCATATTCCCCGGCGATGTAAGAACGGACAGGGCCGTATTTTTTTGCAAGACGTTTTTTAAAGTCTTGCACGTGTTTTGGAAAGAGGCTGGCAGTACCCAGCGGTTTCCAGAGTTTTTCATCACGGTAAGTAAGAGTAGCAAAGGTGCCTGGAGTCGAATGGGTGGCTTGTTCCGCCACACATCGCACAGCGGCAGCTTGTGCTTGTGAAGCGCGACAGTGCGCGCATTGTCGGCAGTTGACCTCCATTGGAGTACGTGAATGGCCGGGGGTGTTCGGTTTGAAAGAAGGCCGGCCCCCATTGAGGGCCGGCCAAGTGGTAAGAGGACGAGTGCACGGCATCTAGAAGCGGATGCCGCCGCGTGAAATCCACGCGGGCGCAGTGCTGCCGATCATGTTGACGGGATGAAACCCGGAAGTACCGGCGAAGAGACGCCGGGCTGCCGTAGGAGCGAGTTCATGACGGTCCATTTTTTTCTCCGAGAGAGGGTTGGTGTCACTTGGGCCATGTAGTCAAGGTAGCACATGGCCCGTTATAGTCAATCCCCCTTTTTTAAGGGGGGATTGGTGTTTTGTCGTGAGGATGCCCCTATTTAGCCACAGGGGGCGTTTCAGGGGGCTTTTTCTCCGCCACAGGCGGGACGGGTGGGGGAGTACCCCCCCCCGTTTTTGGTACCTCAGACGGTTTAAGGAGACCCCATTTGACAGCGAGGTCACGGTTCCGAGGATCTCGGAGCCATGCCTCGACTTTTGAGGGGTCGTGTCCAGTCTCCTCGCGGAGCTGGAGAGGAAGAGAGGCGTAAGCCTGACGAGCAGTCGCGGAGGCTTGAAGCGCCTCTTGAAGATTTGGGATTTTAGTAGCGTCGCCAGATTGCATCGGACGATTTGTGAGTATAGGAATCTGACCGGTCTTGAGATACCGGTCTACGATTCGATTGATATTGAGTTCAGCAGCAGGAGCTTGAAGGGTCCGGGATAGACCGGGACGAGTGTGGAGGATGCCATCAGCAGGAAGTGAGGGAAGAGTTGAGTACATTTTTTTAAGATGTGGTTTTGTAGGGTCAGAGAGATTTGTTGAGTCGAGTTTTTCAGTAGGCATGATGGCTATTCCTCCAAGAATTTAAAGCGCGGAATTTTTTGCATCCAAGAGGGTGCAGGCGCTTTGAGTGTTGAGCCCGGATTGGGCAGGATAGAGCGTTTCACGTCCGAGAGCAGACGAGTAAGAAGCTCGTTGAGCGACTTTTCTTGAGATTGCCAACGAGCGAGTTGAGTTTGAGCAGTTTGAAGAGTACGAGTTGATGACGCGTTTGGAATCTCAGTTTGAACCTTGGCTGCTTCAGCCAGGTTCTTTTGAGTTTGAGAGTCCAGTTGGGCCAATTGTCCTTTAGCAAGGAGTATTTGCGTTGCATTTGTAATGACGTTAGAGAAGTCAGGCGCAGAGGCCGGTTGAGCCGTGGCCGAGGAAGGAAGGGAGGGGGATGATCCCCCTCCCGGATTTACAGCGAGTAACGGATTGAGGCCAGCGGCTTTGAGGTCAGCCATATGGCGTTGGACCTCAGTATTAGACAGACGTTCCGCACGGTCCTGAGTGCGGGTTTGAAAACGTTCTGTTTGATCGAAGGCATCTTGATTTTGTTCTTTCTGAAGTTTGAAAGAGAGTAACTGGGAGACGGTGTCGGCTCCCGCCGACATTCCCGCCCCCCAGAGTGATGATGATGCAGATGATTCGGACATAGGTCCTCGTTAGAGAGTTTGAAGGCCCGGAACAGAGAAGAGAGGCAGCGGCCGAGTTGCGTGTACGGTGAACCATAGGTCAGCGTTGAAGATTGGTTCCGAAGGAACCGCAACGACACGGGCCATAGGGGGATTTTCTTCGATGAAGTCCTGATTGAGCTCGAGAGGATCAGGTGTATTTGTAAATTCCTGAGCGAGATGAAAAGATGCGAGAGTGCCAGTAGCAGAAGGCCGCATTTTGTGCGTGACTTTGGATTGCTGGTTGCGGTATGCATACCAGCGTTCTTGATAACCAAAGGTGTCCTGATCGTGAGCAGAGCCGTCCATAAGAAGTTCTGAGACGGCAACAGGTTCTTCGCCAAGATTGGCGAGTGGTGGAACGTAGAAGTCATAGAGAGTACGGCGTGTAAAGCGTTTGGCAAGTCCTTGCCAATAGCGATACTCCTGACGGACAGAGCCGATCAGGAGTATAACGCCGTGTTCGGTGAAAGAATGAAGAGCAGGGGCCATTCCAGAGAATTGGCCATGACCGAAAGATTTACGCTCGCCGAGGGCAGGGCCAGCGGCGGTAGCGGTCTGATTTACGACAGTATGAATATTAATAGGAATTGTAGTGCCGCCGAGATATTCGGGGCGTTGCAGACGTGCGTCTGGGGATGTGACACCAAAGAGGGAGTGAATTGTTTCCGTGTAGCGGGTACCGCCACGGGCATAGAGTTCCAAAAGATGCTGGATAGCGACGACCTGACGAAGAGCATTGACGGTGATAGCAGTTGCGCCGGTAAGATCGGCGGTGCCGGTCAGAGTGAGAGAGCCGGCGAGAACGTAAGGCGTGATAGCCGGTGCCGTAGGATCGAGAGCAGGATTTTGAATAAGGACAATGCCAGGATTGAAGGCGCCGCCCTGTAATTGAAGGCCTTGAAAGCCCTGTCCGGGCAAATCAAAGCCAACGGCAGGTGAAGCAGAGCCGGGACCAGTAACGGTCACAGGCGCTGAAGTGCCGAGACTAAGCGTAGGGGCGGTGCCTTTTTGAGCGAAGGGCAAAGCAGAGGTAAATTGATCTTTGCGTTTGCCGCGGCGTGGCCGCACATAGTTGGTCATTGCGTCGGGTCCGTCGCCAGTGGGAACCGGGAGAGAGTCGATCAAGTTCTGATCGCGGTACCAAGTATTATAGATGAGATTGAAAGAGCGAAGGCAGAGAGCAGTAGGGTGAATGTACATGGAGCCGGGAGCGATGCCAAGCGGCCATGACATGTCGTCAGCGAGAGAGCCCTCTAAGAAGCCGGTACCGGCAGGAGGGGTGACGACGGGAACGAGTTTGTCAATTGGTGTAGCGGGATCAGGACGCTGTCCCTGTAAGAGTTCCCAATTTTCATAAGTAAGGCGGTTTGGAACAAACCACCAGTGAAGGTCCATGA